GTAAATTAATTTCCGGCATCAATCAGCCTCACAGTCCAATCGTGTTCTATCGGCCCACCGTTCTCGCCCATGTGCTCCTGCTGGATTCTTTCTGAGTAACCATGTTTAGTCAGGATCAGCTTGGCAATCGTTGAGTTTAGCGTCCCTGATAGACTGCCGTTGAGCAGCTTTCTCTCCTGCGCCCTTAGACATCTACCAACAATGTCAGAAAACTCTTTCTTTTCAGGGTCATCGCTCCAGTCGTATATGGTCTCGCGTGAAATATTCAGCTCAATAGCCAGTCCCGCCATCTGGGGTATAACGTCACCGCACTCGATGTATCCGCCGTCCACATAGGCTTTGGCTTTGGCTAAGATTTCATCGTTGTACTTAGTAGGTCTGCCGCCTGGCATTACTCATACCTCGCTGGCTTTGATCTGGCAGCAGTAGACAGAGCAATAGCCACCGCCTGCTTCTGTGGCTTGCCTGCCTTCATCTCGGCCTTGATGTTCTTGCTCACCGTCTTCTTGCCATAACCTTTTTTCAGCGGCATATCAACCCCCATGAGTGAGCAGTCATTATGCCATATCTCGATTGAATAAAATATATTTGATAAATCTGTATTCCAGCTATGTACAATGTATAACTGATGTACTATATTCACTCCCATGCCGCACTGACGCGGAGACAAAAGGAAAACAACATGAACGAAGAATTGAAGGAAGCACTCGCAATGTTTGTTTGCTGCGCCCTATCCATCCTGATCGGAATAATGGTGATCATATGATTAAAATTACATGGTACTCAATAAGCCTCGGAGCTGAAATCAACACTTACGGGGACGAAGACTGGGACATGGATCACCTCTATGTCCTTGACGACAAAGGTAACGTGTACGAGGAGCTGCCAGCCACTATGCTGACACCTCGCGCAGATATTGAGATTGCTGCGCTAATCCAAGAAGCACTCAACGAGCTGGAGCCAGAGTCGGATGGCCCAGAAGATATCAATCAACCAGAGTATTTTTTTAGAGGAGTTCATTGCTAATGATTATTCAAGAATTGGAAGACTGGCTAGCCCTGCACGAAAGCCCAAAAGAGATCGGCGGCGTTGTCTGCTATGTCAGGTCAGAGGATGTCCGGCTGTTAATGAGCAATATTATGGAACGATTAAGCGCCACGGCGCAGGAGAGTGGGGAATGACTACAGCAAAAATGAAAAACGAACCAGCGTTTCCAAGCAGCTATACGGACATAAACGATGTGCCTGTCCGAGGCATGACACTGCGCGACTACTTTGCGGCAAAAGCCATGCAGGGCTATATAGCTGGGGAATACGACGTGTATCCGTATGAAATACCAATAAAAGCGTACAAGATGGCCGACATCATGCTTGAGGAGCGAAAGAACTGATCCGCATCAACAACAAGGAGCAATCATGAAATTTACAAAGCTATCAAGCACAGCTATCACGCCAACTCGAGGCACAGAAGGCTCGGCAGGTCTCGATCTGTACTCAGACCAAGATGTTTTAGTGTCTTCAGGCGCATCAGTCATGCTGTCTACTGGTATCGCAGTTGAGATACCGGCTAACCATGTCGGGCTGGTGGCAATTAGGTCTAGTGTCGGCAGATCAGGGGTGTCACTAACTAACTCAGTTGGTGTAATAGATTCCGACTATCGGGGAGAGATAAAACTGTGCTTAACTTACAACGCAGGCAATGGCGGTCACTACGTTCGTAAAGGCCAAGCAATAGCCCAGCTTATCGTAATGCCTGTTCTGCCTGTTGAACTGATGCAAGTAGACGCATTGAGCAACACTGATCGAGGAACTGGTGGCTTTGGGAGCACCGGAGCATGAAGTACACACCCTCGATGCAGTGTCATGCTGCCGGTCTCAAGAGCCTAGCTGAAGTCTCCAGAATCACTGGAGTCGGCAGACAAACGTTAATCAATTGGCACAAGAACAAGCCTATGCTGTTCGCTATTGTGCTGGCTGGTTGCACTGTTTCAACTTCTGCCGGTAGTCGTCTCTGATCTGTCTAATCTGCTCAATTGTATACTTTTTGGGGTCTTGCGGCCCCTCTAAGTAATCAACTCCTTCCTGTCCGATCCTTTTGATTAACTCGACTCTGTAGGGTATTAAATTGCCGGACAAGTGGTTATTGCAGGGAGCGCACTGCTTGTGGATGTTTCTCTCGTCAAACCTCAACTCTGGTGAGCTTCCCGTCGATCTGTAATGTCCTGCGTGATACTGCCCATTATGATGTCTTCGGCAGGAAACGCATGGAAGCTCGCTGTCTCTTGCTCGGATATACGCATTAACCGCAACCTGAGCCTCTCTGAGCCATTCTGCTCTAGTTTTGATACTCTCCCTAGCCTTCTTGGTCTGTTTGCGCTCTACGGCCTTCTCAGAGCGTTTAAGCGATATCTGCCGTTTTGATGCTACTGCCAGACCGCAATCAGGTGAACACCAGGCAACTGGCCCTGGGAACACCTGCTCCGGTCTAAAGTAAACTCCGCACCCTCCGCATTTACGCTTGCTGTTCATTAAATTGTACACACTTGACACCCAGGCCCGCTGTCAAATAACAATCCTTGGTTTTTGTTGTTGCGCTGACAACCCCCTTTGCTGGTGAAGATGTCTTTTCCAATGGCATCCTCCAAATTTCTCACTACAATCCTTTGAGACCTGCCAAATTCGTCATGCGAAAATGCTTTTTCCTTCCATTCGTCTCCACTTGCAAGGCAAGGGAAACAGCCCACCCGATCAAACCCGTAGTCGTATAATGGATTATGCTCTCCTTCCAAATACTCAAAGACCTCTTTCCTTGACCAGTTAATGATTGGTAATCGAAACATAACGCCCATTGTTTTTAAGTATTTAGGGTATTTATTGATCACATCATGCGGAGCGTAGAGGTCTAAACTTGTCTTGTACCTGTATCGCTTTTCCCTTTCTGGGCTTTCATCGGATCGCATCCCGTAAAACACCTGGAAGCCTTTCTGCTCTTGCGCGAATTCTTTATAGAACTTCTTGCTAGGTATTATCTTTAACTCGTCAGTGCAGTGTCTTGCGCCTCCCCCTGGGAATCTCCCGTACTTCAATACTTTTTCCTCTACCGATCCAGCGCATACTGTTTTGATCTCGACGCCGTACAACTTGCCCACTCTTTCAACGTGCTTGTAGTTGTCTGGATGCTCAAACTTTGTGTCGCAAAATAACGCGAGCACTTTATCTGCGCCATGCTCATTGATAGCGATCTTCAAACACGCCTGGGAATCTTTTCCTCCAGAAAAAGGAACAACAACTTCAATGGTCATCGATTCGCCTGCATACTTTTAACCGCATGATATTTTTTATCGATCTGCTTTTCCATTCGCACTGCCCATTTCTGCTGGTCAATCTGCTGTGGCGTCATGCCATCGTTTTCACGCAGCGAGTTACCTGGCGGGCATTGCGTTATTTTGCCGCCTTGAGTTAGATATTCAGTGATGTAGTCAATCATCGTGCCTCCCGATATTCTTCAAATGCTTTTAGTGATGGCTCGCTCCAAGAGATATTGTAATCAGCGCCGACTGAATACAAGTATTCAATGAACTCTGACATCACGGGCTTTAGCATATCGCTTGTGCCTCCCTTCGGCACGACAATGATCTGCGCTCCGTCTAAACTTGGAATCATCAACTGGCCTTGAAAATTAGCCAGCAGGAAGTATCGCCATTGAGTTTCGTTTGTGCCCAGCAACTGGTGATTCATGCCCTTAGCAATGTCTCTGATCATCGGATGACATTTGTCATTCTGATCACCAGACCGCTTCTCTCTTCCCATCGTAATAACTACAGGGCCAGCTCGCAATGCCTTGAACAGATTCTCAGACACCCACTTCAAGCCTTCGCCTGCTGCTTGCAGGTCTGGTATTGTCCTGCTTATTCCTGACATTCAAGCATCCCTCCTAGGTGTGTAATCTCACGCTGAAGCTGCGCTCTGCGTTGTGCGTCATCATCACAAAGTTCTTTCTGTGCAGTTTTCTGTGCTATTGCGTAAAGTATAAATCCTGCGTCAATCATTTGACTGCTGCTCCTGATAAAATCCTGAATGCTGTTGCTGCCACGATTGGAACCTGTCCATTTCCAACGGCTTTAAGTCTGTCCACCCTAGCGGCCACACCATCAGGGCTTCCGAACCTGCCGGAGATGGCATCTTCCATCCAAGCTTTGCCCGTAAGTAATCGCGTAAATTGTTTCTTTCGTTTCTTCCAGCCTTTGATAAACCTTCTGCCGTTCTTGACCCCTTGTAATCGGTCGCTACTGGAGCAGGCAACGATCCACATTCTTTCCCGTAATATGGGAGCGCCGCAGTCTCCCGCAGATATAACGCCCCATTCCGCATCAAACCCCATCGAGGAAAGGTCTCCAAGGACAACTCCGAGTCCTCGAAGAGTGAGCATTGGGCTGTTTTCCACAAACACGAATCGGGGTCGTACTTCCCCAATAATGCGGGCAAATTCTTTCCACAATCCGCTTCGCTCTCCGGTGATTCCAGCGCCTCTCCCTGCTGCGCTAATGTCTTGGCATGGAAACCCGCCAGATACGACATCAACAATTCCGCGCCACGGCTTTCCGTCAAAGGTCTGCACGTCATCCCAAATCGGGAAAGGCGGGAGAATGCCGTCATTCTGTCTTGCGGCAAGTACGCAAGCTGGGTACGGCTCCCATTCGACTGCACAGACTGTTCGCCATCCAAGCAGCCCCCCCCCAAGTATTCCTCCACCAGCGCCTGCGAAAAGAGCCAACTCATTTAATTTTCCTTGATTAAAGTTCATTTAACTTTCTCGTAAAATACATGATCACTGATCTTAGCGACAACGTGTCCAGTGTTTGCCCACCACGGCAAGATATCGATTGAGTGATAGTGAGTTGCTTGTCCGATCACTGGTGACGCAACGCCCTCGTAAACAGCTTTAGCAACGAGTTGAGCAATGTGCCAGGACATATCGTCTCTTGGCTGGTCTGACTTACCATCACAGTAGAAACTGAACTGGCACTCGTATCTATCCTCGCCGCCATCGTACACAACTGAGCAGGCGTCATCAGGATATCTTGGGTCGTGAGTCCTGTTCATGATCACCTGCCCTACTGCGTACTGGCCGTCGATAGGCTCGCCCCTAGCCTCGAAGTATATTGCAACGGCAATACACATCACTTCGTACAACATTACAGCCCAACCCTTGCAGCTAACGACTTCTTGTCGGTCGGCATGAAGTAGCAAGCAAAATTCTTGTTGTTCTTTCTCAGCAGCACTTTGTTGATCTCATGGCCCTGTTGACGCAGTTCAAATATTCTTGCTCCAAGTCTAAAACTTCCAAACAGGCTTAATGCGTCAATAGGGGTTAAGGTCTTTCCGGTTTCAAGATATCGAAGTATCTGCACGTTCTGAGTCATAATATTTTCCTAGTTAAATAGCTTTTTGAGGTTTTCCATCGCTTCAATGTTTCTGTTTTTCAACTCTGCTAACTCTTGCTCTGTTCTCGGCCTTTCAACTTTAGCCGGTATTGCTTGGATCACTGGGATTTCCATTTTCTCCCCATTCATAAATCGTTTAGCCACTGCTGCGAAATAGTATTCAAACCTCCTGTAGCAGTCAGTCTCTGACAACACTTGCATCTCATGAGTTCCACATTCTCTCATCGCAAACAGAACTACTGGATGCCCTAGATCACCAGCCTTTCCAAACTGGGTCTTGTAGATAATCTCGTAAGCATCTCGGCAACTGGGTATACCAAAGTCCTCTGTCTGAAACCTGCACAACTCTCGAAAGGCTGGCAGGGTAAAGTATCCCTTGAAGTCACGCGCCTTCCTTAAACCGTTTTTAATCATGCGCTCATCGAGATCAGCTAGGTTCCTCGCCCAGCTTTGATAGAGTTCAGGAGAGACGCTATTCAATAAGCCCATACGAGTCAGCTCTTGTAAAACTGCCTTCAAGAAATCCAGCTTCGGAGCCTCCGAAGGCTTCATCTGCTGCTCTCTGCGCTCGGTCTCTTGTGTCACGCTGTCCAGCATTTGATTTAATGTTCGCATTACTCACCCCGTTTAACAGCCATTGACACTCAAACCCACGCCAGTTCCTCGTAACACACTCTTGCAAACAGAAGTCCACGGTATAGCCAATCGATACAGCCTTAGCCAGTTCTGTTGCATACCTGTTGATCACTGTTTGGCTAACATTGGCTTTCAAGCGTTTTCTCATGTCCAGCCAATCACTCAACGTCTGATCACTCGGTAGTTGCGGCCAGCAACCGTAGTTAAGTTGGTTCTTGGTTATTGGTTTATGGTTACTGGTTAATGGTTCTTGGTTAAGGTTACCAGTGGGTTCCATGTCGGTTGCCAGTGGTAACCCAGTGGGTTTATTCTGGGTTTCGCTGTAAGCCTCGTCAGCCTTGGGTCTCCCGCCAGCCTTGCCATTTAATCTGTTTTTCTTAGCTTGCTTTTGATATTCAGCGATAAGTTGGTTGCATCGCTTGTGTGAATAACCTTTGTCAGTGATCACAAAGAATTCATTGAGAATGGCAGTGGCTTTGTCTGCTAGATCAGAAAGCCTAAGCCTTCTGAACACAGATTCAGTCTCTACTGGGATTGGCTTTTCAGTGTCGTAATAGTGGCGAATAAGGCGAAGGTATATCCCTTCTTCTTCTGCCGATAGATGCCCTGTTGACAGATGCCAGTCAGGATTGTTGAACTTAAAATAGTGCATTGATACAATGCTCCTGCGTTGTGAGTAGAGCCACCAAGTCCCGTCAAGGTTTAGGTGGCTTTTTTTTGCCTATCGTTTGACTGAATTCCTCCAATCTGCTGCGTACCAATCACGACCGTGAGAGGTCAGACTGGAGGAAATCTTTGCCTTCCAAGTAGTCTGAAATCCTTTTTACAGTCAGATACGAAACGTCAACATCCGCATCCGCTGCGATTTTCCTGATAGTGTTGTAATGAAGCCCAGTCTCCCGCGCCACTAACGGCAATCGACGTTCTTTTAGCTTATCTTTAATCTGCTGCAAGTCTAGCATTATTATTCCTCGTGTAACTAATTTCACTCCAATGGTTGCAAGTATGCTTTGCCATGTGTATATTGTCAACACCAACAACAAAAGGAAAGTGTATGTTTATAGTAGATTCGATAATTGAGTATTTTCGCTGCTTGTTCTGCAAGCACGATTGGGAAGTGTACGGCAAGCACTTGTCAGACGGAATCATGGACAAGTTAGGCGCAAATGGAGAGCCGCAGGAAAGGGTTCAAATGTGTAAGAAATGCCAAGAAGTTACTACGGTCACAATAATTCGTTCAGCTCTAACAACCAAGGAAACTAAGAAATGAACATGGGAAATCCAAAGTTTGAAGCGCAGTGGGCGTACAAAGAAGGTGATGGGCTTGATGCAAACCCTTACACGCCCAACACACAAGAATGGCTGGTGTGGTCGATGACCATGCACGAATGCCAGCTAGAGGAACTGCAAGAAATCAGGGGTTCTCTATCATGGACTTGAACGCACTTGGCCGCCCGCTTGAGATCGCCCAGGTTGACTTCCGTGTTCAGTCTATATCAGCTAAGGGCTGGGCAACGATTCTTGCCTATAAGGATGCAAGGGTTGATATGGATCGCCTTGACCAAGTAGTTGGGAGAGGTAAGTGGCAGCGCAAGCACGAAGTCATTGACGGCAATCTGTACTGCTCTGTGGGCATCTACAACGATGAGATCAATCAATGGGTATGGGTGCAGGATGTAGGCACTCCGTCAAACACTGAAGCCACCAAGGGCGAAGCGTCAGACAGCTTCAAACGTGCCTGCTTCAATCTTGGCATAGGCAGAGAGTTGTACGACTATCCTCTGATTCTGGTTCAGTTGAATGCCAATGAATTTAAGGAAGACGGCACCAAAGGGAAGGCCACTTATGACCTTCGCATAAAGGAATGGCGCTGGCATATTGAGCGCGACGAAGCCGGTAGAATTACTTTTCTGGGCTGCAAGGATAAATCAGGCACTCTGCGATACTCATACGGGAAGCGAAAAGATGGCGCTGCAAGCTGAACCCTGGGAGTTTGACGAAGACGCCCCCAATCCAAACGAGCCTATGCTGAAACACAATGAGGCAGTGAGGAACAACATCGAAATGATCGCTGCCCTCAAGGAATCAATTGCAACTGGTGAAGATGACTTTGCAGCACAGCTCTGGCAGGAGG